CATTACATAGACATGGACTACATGAACAAGCTCCATACAAACCAGCATACGAGAAACACCCAATGACTATATGGGTTGGAGATTCTGTATCAAACTTTGAGTGGGCAGTATCTCATGGCATGGGTTTATCTAATCAATGGCACAGCAGATTCGGAACAGCACACAAAGGTATTGACGCATTGTTTGAGATATCAGTTGTTGCATTGTCAGATAAAATTGTAAATTCTTTTCCACAATTTGATTTTACAACACCACCACAATGTATGCCAGATGAATACAAACAAGACGGTGGAACTCTTGATGATACTATCATGGGTTATAAACGATACTACACTTATGCAAAAACAAACATGCACAAGTGGACAAACATTAACAAACCTAAATTTATAGAGGAGGTATACAATGCCTAAAAGTAAAGTGAATAAAGCATTACAAGTATTGATAGATGAGGGTTATCTATCAGTAAGTAAAGCAAAGAAGATTGTGTTGTCTTACGAAGAAACGCAAATGAGTTTTATCCCAAAGAAATCTTTGGATTCGAAGCCAGAGGCTTCGATATCCAAACCAAGTAAGACGAAACCAAAACAAGAAGCATACAAGAAATCTACCATTGATCCAGACACTAGGAGTTGGTTAGCAAATGAAAGTCAGAAACCTTTCAATGCTGTGACAGACATGGTGTTGTTTAATCTGTGGCAGAAGAAAGGTGTATTGAAACGAACAGCTAAATCTATTCATCACTTGTTGAAGAAAGACAACAAGGATATAGACATGTTGGAAGTGATGGCTGAGATATACAAGTCAAGCAACAGCAACATGGTTGAAAGAGAGAAGCAAGAAGTTGATGGACGCAAGGGTGTGTTTGTCTACAAACTAACAGACAAAGGTTTAAATTATGTTAGGAGTATCATATGAAGAAAGCTAAAATTAAAAGTAATTCACAAGAAATTAGTGAGCAATTAAGCGATAGGATACGCAAGAAGACTGTTGACTTGTTAAGAGTTGGAACATCTAGACTTGCAAAGAAGGAAGGGTTTCAACCTTCTCAAGTATTCTGCATGAGTATTATTCAAATGTTTGAGATGACACGTATGGTTGATGAAGATTTATCCATAGAATTATTTGGAAATATTATTCACAACCTACACAAGAGAGGTGTGTTGTTTAAAAGATTAGATATATCTAAAGATATAACCGATATGTTAAGACATGATAAAGATGATCACGTATGTAAGAGTTGTGAATCAGAATTATTTGAAGAAGTAATAAGCGAAACAAAGCATTGACATAATATTTCTATCCCTGTATGTGTATTGTATAACATACAGGGGTAAACATGAATCAATTTAATGATGCTGTAAAGCATTACATCAACGAGGATATGAGTGATACAGATAAGATACTCATACGCAGACAATCAAAACATCTAGGAAAGAAAGACTTGGATTCTATAAACTCTTTGGACATCAAGAGATATGTTAACAGAATACACAAGCACAACAAATCATCTACAATCAAACGAGATTTAAACATCATCAAAGCAGTATTGAATCACGCATGTGATCTTGGCTTGATGATTAAAGTTCCCAAAATAATCATGCCTAAAGTAGATGACGCAAGAGATAGGCACTTACTCCCCCATGAAAAGAAACAATACTTAAACGAATTACAAGGTGATGAGATAGGAATACTATCGTTCATATTGTATACTGGTTGTCGTTCTGGAGAGGCACGACAACTTAAAGCACACAACTTATTTCACGACCACTTCATTATAGAAACCTCATACAAAGGTAGGTATGGAAGAAAAAACAAACGAGTGGTCAACATACCTACAAAACTCCAATCAATATTATCAACAGTAAAGCTAAACAAATCTGGATATGTGTTTGTTCATAGAGATAAATCATCACATAGATATTTAGGCAAACCTTTTTCAGCCAAGTGGCTACGAGATCACAACAAACGAGTATGTAATATACTTGGTATAAAAGACTATACTGTTCACGACCATAGACATACATACGGAACTGAACTTAAACGTCTTGGCGTTGGGGAAACTACGATAGCCGACCTGATGGGACACAGCAATCTTGACATGGTGAGAAGGTATACGAAGTTAAGCCGTAAGGATCACCAAGTTATTGTAGATAAATTAAGTTGATTGCCGTTAACGACAACTCGACTTTACTTTTTCTTAAACATACCTATCGCACCTGCTCCCGCCTTGATGCCAAAGCTGGCAGATATCGCAATGTACAACAAATTATGGTAATATGACGGCAAATCTTGGAGTGCAATAAAGCCTTTATGTATATGTTCTTGGAAAGGCGTGAAGACTAAAACGGCTGGAAGAAGTAGCACAATTAAACTCACTTCGTCTTTCCACGATCCCTTCATCTGATCAACGGCACTCTGTTCCCAAGCTACTTTACCCTTGATCTGATCTTCCATCAGTTTTGTTTCAGCTTTAATCTTTGTAATCTTTTGTTCAGCCTTTGCTTTCTTAGTTGCTACGAATCCTTTGACTCCATCAGCAACGACACCTAAGAGAGGCTTTGCTAGTAATTGCCACATTATCCTATATCCTTATAAAAGAGGTGATGCCCAATTGTACATGTAGGTTCCCTACCCACTGCCCACTTAGGATCTACTGCTTCAGTGTGATAGTGTGTTGCTCCGTCTGTTGGATCATCCACACCATCATTTAAAACTAATTCTGCTATTTCAATAAAAGGTGCTAATTCATCATCAGTTAGATTAGCTATCTTCTCTGCGTTAGGATCGTTAGCATTCCAACAAGAAAATTGCCACTTCTTTAAACACACACCAGCTACAGTCTTACCCCACCAGCATGGTTTCTCTGCACGATTACGTATAACCCATGCAACACCAACCTTACCTTCTTCAGATTCACCACGTGCTTCACCCCACATAGTCTTAGCCATGATTTTTATATCGTCACCTCTATCTTCTGCAAATTGAAAAGTCATTAATAACCTTTCTTCTTACCTTTTGGTTTACTCATAACCATTTTATTACCAGACTTCTTAGCTGCTTTTTTAGCTGCTTTCATTCCTGCTTTTGTGTATGAGTATTTTTTTCCACCAACATTCGGCATGTTAACCTCCTAATAAATTGTTTGTTTTAAGGCACTTTAGTACATCTCTTACGTTGCTTTCGTCCCATACACCCTCTTTACCTCTGTATTTTTTAAACCTACGAAAGCCTTTAGACTGCCATATTTCAGCTCGATGACGCCTGGATATACCTGGTGTTATAAACGGCTTAAGACGACAGCAATATTTAATCCATGCTTGTCTTTGATATTCATTTAGTTTTAACATTTCATCACGTGTTCCATGCACACGCTTACCCTCAGCTTTAGCTTTGGCATGTCCACGTTTAATAAGTTCACTAAGATTACCACGCCATTCAAATGAATGTATAATGCTATGGTGATGTTGACATAGGGTTAATAAGTTATCTTCACTATCTTCTCCACCATAAACCTTCGGTTTAAGGTGGTGGTAAATTAAATACTCCAGTGTGCCACATGCTACACAGAAGTCTAATTTCATTTTATACCTCTTTCTTTTAAGTATGATTCATACAGGAGAAGCCAATCATCTAACCTCATAACGACAAGTGACTCACCTGTTTTCATCTGGTTACGTCTATTCATAACAGCAACCAATTCTTCGTCTTTCTTTGCAACCTCAGCTTGCTTTAGTGCAGCATAAATTTGAAACTTCTCTGTGCGTTTACACTCAACATGTAGATGTGGTGTACCCATCAAGTCTGCACGTAAGTTTTGTATCGCACCACTCATAGGTGTGCGAGAAGCATCAATGTTTATCTTTTCTTTCATGTAGTTTGCTACTTCTCTTTCGTAGCCACTACCTTTACGCTTCGGTGCTTTTCCACTCATTTAATACCTTACAAACTAACTTATGTTTCTCATGGATTTTTAATAACTCCTGTCTAAAATCTTCAGGATCTATTGTGATGTATTCTTTTGAGGCAACAGGTGCCACTCGTTTTATTCTCAGAGAAACGACATCTCTATTCTCAGTAGCCTCATCCACTTTATAGAGTATGCAGAATGCTGGGATACCTGCTTTCAATGCCAACAATCTTGTTGTCCAGAATGCTTTGAATGTTTGCCCAGTATCATAAGCATTCTCTGTTAATGCTAATGGTTCATAGCAGTGTTCACAGATTTCACACCCATCTATATCTATTTGCCTTATACCTTTTTGTTTCCTATGCCACTCTGAGAATGGATCGCCTGTCTCGAAATATGTATATTTTGCCACGTCTTACCTCCCGAATGATGTAACGGCTTGTAACGATTTGTCCTTTGTGTCTACCATTATACCCAACCATCATGATCATTATCCATATCATTCCTTTCACGGCACACATCGCAGAAGTATTGATTCTTTGGTCGAGACTCCGTAGACTTGCAACCCATACAGGGTCGACTCCACATCTTTAAATCGTGATCTCTACGTTTCTCGTACTTAGCTCCATCAAAATGTATAATGTCATTTCGGTGTAAAATTCTTTTTGCAGTGTCAATGCAACAGTTGAAATAAACTGATACCTCTTTCACAGTTATGGTGGATGCATTCTGACGTAGCCAAGCCAAATCCTGATTCGTAACAGGTACTCGCTTTGGCATATGTCCTATAGTTGTGTTTCATACAATACCTACATATAGTATTTGTACTGTAAGTTATACACAAAATGTAGGGGGGTTGACAAGTCTAAAATTCTTGATAGAATGCTTGCTTCTATGAAGCCAAGCCAATCTTCGATTGTCTTGGAGAATAAAGCTAGCGAAGGCGAAGCCGTAGCGTAGTCATTCTATCACCTTAACAGATTCAACTTTTAAATATTCTACTTTCTTTATCCAGCTAGAGGGTATGGCAGTATACCTACCACCTTCAGGAGAATCAGCATGATCACCAAAGCTAGACATAAGTATAATCTTTTCCTTAGTTTTGACAACAAGCCATCCAATATCCACAACAGTAGAAAGCTTATGACTAATAATATCATCAAAGGAAACCCAACCAGTATCACCATCAGTTGCATCAACCCACGTAACTTTGACAATAGGATATTTATCAATGCTAACTTTCATCTAATCCAAGCCATCTCTTAATTGTACGAGTTGGTATCATTAATAATTTTGCTATATCTACAGGTGATTCTCCAGATAGACTCATCTTTAAAACCTTTTGTTTAGGTGAAGATTCTGAGATAATATACTGTTGTCCACTAGATAATCTTTCTGCAAAACCAATTGCAACAGTAGCATGGTTGTCAGTATGATCCCTAAGTTTTCCATAAGACATTTCTATAGATAAACCTAGCCTGCTGTCTGCCTCTAATAACTGATTTAATGACATAAGTGTGGCAGGATCGTGCTTTGCAGCCTTAATTCTAGCCATTTCTTTATCATCTACAATAGGAGTAATCCTTAGTTGTTGATCAACGACAGTTAATTGGTTGGTTGATCCAGCCTCTCTACCTAGCCCGTCTTGTGTTGGTTTGTTAGCATGATGTAACATGATGACTGACGATCCGTTGTTACGGATCTTCAAACATATACTATTTATTCTTGCCCATTGTTCTGCGTTGTTCTCCATCAAACCAGGAAAGGCTGTACGCACAGTATCAATAACTACAACGTCTGGTTTCAATTCATTTAACCAACCCTGAAGAATCTCAACACCCTCATCAGTTTGTAAATTCATATCACCACCATCTTCAGATTTAATTAAAGCTGATGACCAATACATCATGTTTACATCTGGATCTCCATAAGACTTGTTCATGATATCTAATCTGTCAGTAACAGTTGATGCACCATTTTCAAAATCCATATATAAAACTCTCATTGGTGCATTGATTTCAAATGGTCCAAAGTTTTTACCTAAAGATAAATGCCACATTGTTGTTAAAGTTATGAAAGATTTACCATGTCCAGAATAACCATACACTTGTATGATAGATGCTGGTCGTAAGAAAGGATCAACTAGATATCTTTGATTAGAAGTTTTTTCTTTTAATGATTCTATATCACTTGCATATATAGGTTTGAATTTTTTATTAACTCTTGCTCCATCAGAATCATAAAGATGTGGATGTTCACGCTTGTGCATTTCTTCTGCACTACCAACTGTTCTTTCAAACTCTTCATTATCTAAACTATGTGTAAAAAATGTGTCACAAAATTTATTACACAGTTCTCTAAGTTGTCTACCTATAATTCCTTTGTTAACTTTTTCTCCTGCATATCTAATCAATGCATCATTACGTCCATCACCTTCACCTAACTTACCATTCTTCTTAACTAAGTTTTCAAATCTTTCCCATGTAGGTAAATAATCTTCTGGAGATTTGACTTGAATGTTAGATAAATCAAGGTTTTCCCACGAAAAATCAACGTCAACTAAGTCACCTTCACCAACCCAAATAGGCATATCTTCCCAGTCAATGATAAAAGGTTCCCATCTTTTTCCATGACTTGGAGGTGCTAATACATAACCACCATCACCACGTAAGTCTAAATTATTAACACCAAATAAATTAGTTGCATTCTTTTTTTTGTAACCAGTACCTGGATGTTTGAAGTAATGATGATAACCTCTTTTTGTTTTTACAGAGAATGGTGATATTAAATTATTTGCTTTACAAAATCTATTGGCATCCTCACTATCAGCATCAACAACAATTAAGTTTGATATACTTCCTGTTACTATAGCAACCTGTGCATCAGGAAATTGTTTAAACCAATTTTCTATTTCATCTTCTGTTGCATGTCTTGTTTGATATTCTTTCCATTTTATTAATGGTAATTTTTTACTAGGATGGATCGGTATAACCGACCATCCTCTCTCTAGATATTCTAGTGCTTCATTTGTAATCTCTGTGTTAGTTGCTAGTTTCAAAGTATTCATCTATGTTCACCTTAAAGTTTTTTTTAATTAATGATAAAGTTTTTGTGGACATTTTTTCTCTATTTATCCAGCCGTATGGTGCAGTTCTATGCTTACCTATTTTCTTTGCTACTTCTGTAGCTCCACCTAAATCGTTGATTAGTTTTGATATATTAAATTTCATATACCTCCTTTTTTTTTATATATACTTATTGACAACCTGTCGTCAATACAATACACATAAATTATTGTTGATTGGCTAACAGAGGTTATCCATCATAATATTAACTTAAGGAGAAACATGGAAGAATACGATCCATTTAAAGTGGTCATCAATAAAGATGGTACTACTACAGACAAAAACGTATCAACTCCAGAACAGCAAAGTTTTGATGAACTGTGTTCACAATACGAAAACCTTCAAAGTCAAATTGAGAAATTAGATTTCAAGAAGCAAACTGTATTTGAACAAATAGTTAAAGCATTGCCTGATACTGCAGGTGTACATACGAAAAAGTCTAATAACTTTGAGGTAACTTTAAAACGTAGAGAGAACTGGATTTGGGATAGTCCTAAATTACAGTCTATTTATGGTGCAAGTATGCCACATTTCGTGAATCAAAATCTTAGTGTTCATCGTAAGAATTATAAAAATCTTACAACAGGTGAACAAAAAGAATTAGATGATGCACTAACAATTAAACATGTAAAACCTGTAATAGAGGTAAGGAGCTTGAATGACGTTTAAACCTATGACTACATCATCTGTTGATAATGCAGGTGTACAGAAGACACTACTGTATGGACATCATGGTTGGGGTAAGACTACCCAAGCAATACATATGCAGAAGTATTATGGTAAAGGTTTCATTATCAGTGGTGAGAGTGGACTGCGTTCAGTTATGAATGCAGACATTGATTACTTACCATTCAAATCATGGGATGGTGAGAATAAACCTGAAGAAAATCTATATTCTTTTAGAGGCATATGTAAAATTATGGATACTAAAGAATTTAAGGATCAGAAATATAAGTGGATTATGTTAGATAGTTTAACAGAATTATCTGACAGACTTATAAATCACCTTGAACATGAATACAGAGATAGCAGGAATAAACTTGCTATGTGGGGAGATAATCAAAGACTTATGCTTGGTAGTATTAAGTGGATAAGAGATCTTCCTTACAATGTATTAGTCACAGCACTAGCAAAAGAAGAACAGAATGATAATGGTGAAGTAGACTACTGGGCAATGATCAAAGGATCTGGTGTGCAAAAGCAATTACCAGCTATATTTGATAACGTCTTGTGTGGTGTGCGTGTTACCGATGGTGATAGAACCGAACCAACTGTTGAAAGATTTGTTGTGTGTGATGAAGTTCGTGGATGGCATGGTAAAGTTAGAGATCCACATAGAAAAATAGAACCAGTAATGAGAACATCTGATCTTACTGAAATATTTGATTTAATGAAAGACAAACCTAAAAACAAAAAGGAGGCTGCGTAATGTCATTTTCATTTAGAGAGCTATCACTTGAAAGTGTTGATGCACAAAAAGAATCAAGTGGTGGAACAATATTAAAAGCAGGAGACTATACTTGTGATATTGTATCAGCAGAGGTGAGAGATACACGTACTGGTGGTAAACAAGTAGTAGTTGAACTTAAAGACTTACTGTCAGGATCAAGCATTAAAAGATTTTATTAATGTGCATGTTCCTGGCAGGGGATAGTTTGAGCAGTAGAGGAAAAATACAAATAAAACCAATGACTCAAAAATGGGGAAGGGAGAAACTTAAAGCTCTCTTAACGCATGGTGGACACCCAACTCCAGATAAACCAGGTGATATATCGTCTTTAAAAGGACTTAGTGTAGGCGTACACGTAGAGAAAGACGAATATACTGACAATACAGGTATGAAGAGAGAAGGAAGTAGAGTCAAAAGATTCGGAGCGTACTATCCTCCAACTCTGTCTGATGCTGCTGAACCGAATTCCTCCTTGAATGAGTCAGCAAGTAAAGACAAGATACCATTTTAATGTCTGATAAAACACCAACACTTACTCCTCAGCAAGTTTCTGTGCTGAGGGGTAAGATATCACAGAAGATGGACAAGAATCTTCTTATGGCACAAGAGGTTTTACAAGGGAAAAGAGAGTGGACTCCAACACAAGCAAGAGTTTTTTCTGCATTACTTAACAAAGTTATACCTGATGTATCAATGCAGTACGCACAAGTAGATGTGCAGACAAAAGACACCACAAACCTTACAAGAAAAGAATTAGAAGAAATAGCATCAGGAATATACGAGGTTGCACAAGTTGAAGAAGACGAACAGACAGAGGGATTATCGAAGCTTGATGATCAGAGCAAAGAAGAAAGCTAGATCATTGAATCAAGATACACGCATGAAAGTTGCAGAAAGAGGTTATAAAACTAGACTTGTTTCTCAAGAAGAAGAAGACAAATTATATGCAGGAAGAAGATATAAGGATTATAAATGAATATAGATGATTACTTAGGAGATAAAAAAAGAATAGAAGATGCAATCAATGATGCTTACGCAGAAGCACCAAGAGAAGAAACAAGACGTTACATAGGTGCATCAGGTGTTGGTAATCCTTGCAATCAATACTTAGCTTTGTGTCTTCGTGGTTATCCAGAGTCAGAGATAATACCAAAATTAAAAAGAATATTTAGAGATGGTCATAGAATAGAAGAAGATGTTGTAGCAGATTTAAAACTAGCAGGTTATGATGTTAAAGAAGTTGATGAAGATACTGGTAAACAGTTTAGATATTCAGACTTTGGTAATCATATAATGNGTAATGCAGATGGTAATATAGTTCTTGATGGTGTTAATCATATACTTGAAATAAAAAGTATGAATGATGCTAGATGGAAGAAGTGTCATAAGTATGGAGTTAAGTCTTCTGATCCAAAATACTTTGCACAGATGCAATTAATAATGGGTTTAAGTCAAATACATAAGTCATGTTTTGTTTCTTATAATAAGAATACTAGTGAGTATCTTAGTGAAATAATTGACTATGATGAATTTGAGTATGCAGATTTACAACGTAGGATCAAGATAGTTTTAGATGGTAATGAAAGGAGATTATCAACTACAGCTACAGATTGGCGTTGTAAGACGTGCTTCAAAAGAAGTGCGTGTTGGGAAGGTGAAACTTACCCAGCAGCTTGTCATAACTGTAGTCATGCGAAGCCAAGCCAGATGGGCAATAAGTCTTGGTGGTGTGGTAAGCATGATATAGAGGCTGTAAAAATATGTGACGACCACAATTATTATCAACCCAAACCGAGTGTGACTTCATGAGTGGGTCATGGGGTCCATTCGGTCAACCACCAATTTCTTTTTTTCAAAATGCTAATTTAATTGAGATAAAAAGAATGAAGGAAATAGTTAGGAAATCAAATGACTTGAAGAAATTACATAATCGCTTCGAGCTTTCCTCAAAGCTCGAAGTGTTACAAGAAGAATGGAATAGATTAACTAACACATACGAAGGTACAAAATGAATGCAGTTTTAAATTTAAGAAATAAAATGAATAACCTTCTTCGTGAACAAGAATTAAAAGAAGTAGAGTTAGACAGTATTGATAGAAGATTAAAAATATTAGATGAGTTAGATACATTTGATGCACAAATAAAAGATCAAAGACAAAAGATCTTAGATAAGAATAGGTATGTTCAAAAAGAAATAGTAGATATAAAATATAAGGTTAGAGAAGTAGAGGCAGAGATAGAAGATATTATAAATAAGATACAATATGGAGATCACTATGGCTACAAAATTAACTAAAGAAGAATTACTTAATCAAGCACTTACTATTATTCAAGGTGAGAGAAATAAAAGATATGGAGATCCAAAAATAAATTATAAAAGAATTATAGATGGATGGAAACTAATACTAGGAACAGAAATAACAGAAGGTCAATATGGTATGATGATGATATGGATGAAGATAGCAAGACTTATGGAAGACGAAACACATATGGATTCATGGATAGATATAGCAGGTTATGCTGCATGTACAGGTGAGGTTATAGATGACAAATAAAAAAGAAGAGTTTGGATTTGATGAGTATACTCCAGAACAACTAAAAGAGATGGAGAAAAATAGATGGACTCAAGAAAAAATAGAAGATGCTGAATGGAAGATAATGGAAAACAAAGATAAGATTGCTTATCTTGATAAAGCCATAGCAGATAGAGAAAAGAAAAGTGTTATAAAAAATATAAAAAAGGATTTACGTGAAGAAAAAAAGAAAGCTGAAGCCAATATATTCAAGCCTCCTCTTCCGCCAGAAATTAAAAAATGATAAAATGTTCACAATGTCAGCAAGATGCTCACATTTTGCAACATAGAAAATATTATTGTGCAACTTGCTTTTTAAAAAAACAAAAAGAAAATGAAAAGAAAAAAAAAAATTAGAAGGTTGCTGATCCGAAACCGCCAGAGAATCCTGATGTATTACCCCATCTTACTTGCTTGTTGTCATCAGCTTCTCCTGCAATTAAGATTAGTTCCTGATTCTCTAAAGCTTCTATTACCACCTAAGAATGGTATACGATTTAATAATCCTCTTATCATTGTACGTCTTTTAGCATTTGTTACATCTGCACCTGCTGCATCTGAAACAAACTCCGATGATCCAGCTAATGCATTGAATCCATTTATAGCTANTGCATCAAACGATGGTCCCAAGACGTAAGATAATATACGTTGGAAACCATATGCACCATTATCTGATTGTGCCGCAGAGTTATAAAGTAATTCACCAACCATACCTAATCCACCAGTTTGTAGCAATGATTCTATATACCAACCAAAGAATGAATCTAGGCTACCATGCATGCTAGGATTATATCCTGCCGCTACTGCTATTGATAACATCTCAGGGTGATCCTTAACATAAGCAGATAAATCTTTTTCTAAATCATCTACCCATTTAATCTTACCATCCTTATCACCAAATTCTTTTGCAATATTAGTTAATAATCTTTCACGTAATGCTGCTCTGTCTTGGTCTTCTCCACCTCTCATCTGCACTATATCTTTTAATGCTAGAGAAGATGCTCCACCTAATCCAGTTCCAACTGTAAGAAGATATATTAAAGGAGAAACATTACCAGCTTTAGCTTCCTTTAATACATTCAATGATAGTTTACCCATCATAACTGGGAAAGCTTTTAACTGATAAATCATTGATCCAATAGGTGTTTGTGACCATAAAGGGTTATCATCAGGGTTAGGTGCAAAAATTGTTTCATTAGCAAACTTAATCATAGCCTCTCTAAATCTCATTGAGTCTGCTGAATCCATCATCTCACCCATCTCACCAATAGATTTAAATCTACCTGTTGATGGATCAGGTTTAGTATAATCTTCTAAACCAAACTGTCTAAGAATTCTTGCTGCTGTTCTATATTTTACAGGCATCTTGCCGTCTGCACGATATGTCTTAGCTGCTATTCTATTCATTGTACGTAGTGTTTCAAATCCTACTGCACCACCAATCTTTCTCATTGTATCTGTCCATTGTGATAATAAAGTTATATGAAAGAAATTGTTAGCCGCTCTACCACCTGCTGATCCATACATACCAGCTAATCTATCATGGTAAATGTTTTCTATATTTAAACCTGAACGAGACATCATTTCTCTATAGTCAGGATCTGTAGAATATTTCTTCCACGCTTTAACAAAGCTACCCATCTTACCACCTCTTATCAAAGGTAAGAATACGTCTGGTATTGATGTTAATGTAGTATAACTTAATAGTGTTACTGCATTTATATTTCTTAATAGCTTAGATGTTGAAGATAATTTATTATGGAATGTTCCACTATTATCAAGAGGCTTTCTTTGTAATACTCTAAAGTGTCCAAGCATAAACTTAACATCATCTGGTGATAATGCATTACCCTCTCCACCAAAATTATCTAATCCATTTACTATAGCTTCAACTCTATGCTTCCATTGTTTACCACCTTCTCCTTGAAACTCCATAAGTTTAGCTTTTGCTTCTTGCTTTCTTCCATTAGCAACTAGATCAGATATATGATTAGCAAATTGTCTTGCATATGCTTCATCTTCAAATGCTTTAGGAACATTTAATTTAGGTATTTGAACTGTTACATCATCCATACCTCCTTCATCTGTAGCAAATTTCATAGTTACTTTAGCTACTTTATTTGATGATAATAATTTAGCTATACCAGAAGTTCCTTCCATACCTACTCTTAGGTAATCATCAAAACCAAAGTTGTTATAGCCAAATTGTTGTGCAAATAATCCACGTCTTGTTGATCCATCAACATATTTAGCTAATACACTTGTTAAATCATTTACTAAAAATTCTTCTAATCCTTCTAATTCTTTTCCATTTAATTTTAACATACGTTGGAAATCTATATTGTCTGAATGTGGAGCTTTCTTTTCTACAAAAGGAGGAACATATGTTCCGTCATCATCTGTAATACGCATAGCTATTGCTCTAGCTTTTTCTACAGCTTCAGATACATGTAATGATCTGCCATCTATATTAGCTTCTCGTTGTAAATATGCTGATATTTTTTCTACAAAACCATTCATATTCTTTTTTATAGCTTCTGCATTATATACACGAGGAACATAATTTCTTATGTGACCCATTTCTACTCCACTATCATTTAAGAAGTTCCATTCATCTTTAAACATTTGGTTAATCTTTTGTGCAGCAAGTAATTCTTCTTTGCTTAATCTTTTATATGATGCTGAATTTGGATCTAACTCATATCTTAATGCACGAAGTATTCTTTTATGAGAAGGTGGTTGTGGAACATCTCCAAACACTTTAAATTTAGAACCATATCTTTCATACCATTTAAAACCATCAGGTAAATTATTTAGTATATTCATTAATGGTACAAATTTATCACCAGCCATAGCATTATGTTTTGCATAATGACCAGTGCCTTCTAATGGTGCTACCCAATCTGCAAACCAATGACCATTCATTCTTAGTCTAACTCTGTTTGAATTTTTTGCTAGTATATTTAGGAATGAAAAACCTTTTGAAGTTTCTATAGATTTTTTAGTTACTTTCTTTTCTTTTATATGTCTTAGTGTATCTATAACATCTGGATCAATACCTGATTGTTCTAATGAATGTAATAAACCATCCATCTGTCTAGCAGAATATAATACATCTGATCCAGATCCTATCTCTAACATAGCTCCAGAAAGACTACCTGCTCCCATTTCATCATCATATAATGCTGAACTATTTTGATCAAAGAATTTAGAGTTAACATGTTTTACTTGATTGTTATCAAATACAACAAAAGCTTTACCAGAAACATATTCACCTGAAGCTAAATCTTTTTGTGGTTGATGATGTGTAATACGATCGTATCCTAATCTCTTAAGTATACCAGTCATTCTAGCTTTACCTATAGTTATGTCTTGTCTAAACCAATCTTCACCATCATTTGGTATTTCATCATTCAACATCTTAATCATTCTTACATAGAATTCTTCTGTTGATAAATTTTCATAAGGATCATCAAAGTATCTTTGTATACCAGACGGATCAATTAAACCTTCTTCTTCTGCATAATCTATTATTCTTTTGTACTCAAAATTTTCTGCTACTGAATTACCACTAATAGGAGTCATCTGTTCACTAGCATCAAATCCATTTTTTAATCTAGCAAATACAGGTAGTATTGTAGGCTCAGGGATGTAATTATATTTCTTACTTAAGTCATCTGCCATTTCATTTAATACTCTTATTTGATCAGCATATGCATCATAAGTTTCCATTGATGCATCTAATCCTATATTTCTTAAATTGTTTGAATAAGAATACATTTGATCAAATTCTTTTTTTAACTCATGGAAATACGCTATCTCTTCAGCACCTTCTGCACCATATTGATCAAGTAAAGATAGTTTTGCTCGTCTTGTCATGTTTGATCCAGCAAATGCAGATGCTACTTTAGGCTCATCTGTTATATAAAAGCCTGGTCCAAACATACCTTCACCATGTTGTGCATCTATTGTTGGTTTTACTTTTTTAGCAAATGAACTTCCTTGTGGTGTTCCATGATATAATACTCTAACACCATCAGATAAATCTTCTACACCTAAAAAACTTTGTAAGTTAAATGATTTAGTTCTATCTCTTAATATATTCTTTACTGCATTTCTTGCTACAGTTTTTGCTAAATAAACTGGAGTAGTTACATTTGGAGATACCCAAAAATCTCCTTCTCTTAATATATTATGACCAGTATCTAATAAATCACCATAAACATTTAACATAGGTGCATCTATTTTATTTGTTGATCTATTTACAAACCAAGCAGAAGCTTGATGTACACTGTCTATGATATTGTAAAATGCTTGTCCATTAATATCATCAACAGGTATTACTTCTGGATAAGCAATATCTCCTTTTTGTAACTTAACCATAGTATTAATAAACCAATCTTCAGAAGCTGTAATATCATCCATGCTTTTAGAAGGTTTATAATCTGCCTGTGATTTATACATATCTGTTATTATTTTTCTGTGTTCAGTAGTTAAATAATTTGTAGAAAATATAGCTTCATTAATAGAAGTTAAAACCTTTTCAACATTAGGGTTGTCTTTTGTTATTTCAACTGCAAGCTGCCTTCCCATCTTTCTTAATGTTTTAAAATCTTCAGCATTAACATCAAACATCATACCTGATACATAAGTATCAAAGTCTCTATCTGATCCTGATAATGATCTTCTTTTTACTCTTTCTCCACTCTTAGTATATCTAGGTTTTAATCCTACATAAGATGGTGTGTTTCCATTTAATAAAACTATTTTATTTATAAAGTTTCTTAATTGAGTTTGTACTTCAGGATTTCTATGTGTTGATTTAGCTAACAACATTTTCTTTTGTACATTAGTACCTACTGGTAATACATCTGAATCTAATAAATCTATTACCTCATCTGATTCATCTTTTATTGCTGTTTTTAACTTTTGATTTGATACAGTAAATATACCTTTGTTAGGATTCTTTTTAATTTGTCTTCTATATACTTCAGCATATATTTCATTATATCTTTTTTTGTCTCCATTCTTTAAAGCTTTATGTAATTCTACTATCATGTCATCTTTTCTCATAGACATTATTTCTCTGGAAACTACTTTTACTCTTGGCTCTGGTAACTTAGAAACAAGACGTGCATATAATTCATTACCATAAATTCTTTGTTCAGCTGATCCTTCAGCTGCTTCAGTAAATCTAGTTTTTAATTCTGAGTGACTTATTTTTTTTGGATTCAATGGATCTGCATCACCAAGTTCTAATTGTTTAACTTTTACTTTAGATTTAATTATAGATTCTACTTTTTTATTAAAAGTTTTTTCTTGTGATATTCTTTTTCTTTTTACTTTCTCTGCTAATACTACTCTCTTTACAATTTGTTCTCTTGTTTTAGGTTTAGGTTGATCAGCAAAAATATTTTCTTTTATTGTTGGAATAGCATCAGGTGTTTGATTTGATCTACCAAATGTATCACTCAATCCATTTATAATATCATCTATGTATGGTGATATCTCATTAGCATAGTCTAATATATCTTCTGGTATTTCTTTAGAAAAAATATTATTACCATAATCATATTTAGAAGATGCTAATGATACTTTCTGAAAAATATTTTCTTTTAAATTAGATACTACATCAACAAATTCTTGTGTATATGCTTCTGGACTTAAGTCTGCTTGATCTTCTATTTCTTTTAATGCTCTATATACATCACTTAAATAATCATGAGCTGCTATTGGATCTTGTGTTCCATTAATTGTATCATACATTTGATCACGTAACATACGCATATTCCATACTTGGCTTTGTACACTCTTTGATAATGGTGTATGTGCCTTTGCTGTTGTTTTAACTATTTGTTTTTGATCTGGTAATAGTTTGTTAAATATAGGAACTAAATCAGGATCTATAGCTTCATTACTATTAGTTAATCTATTAAACATAGACTTAACTTTTCTATAAATACCAGCCCAATAACTGTCACTACCTACAATATTTTTTCTTCCATTTACCCATAATACAAACTGATTAGCAAAAAATTCTTGTGGGCTATGCATAGAATCTATGCCTAAATATTGGTCTGCATCGTAAGTCATTTTAGCTAACTTTGCAAAATTCAT